CCCGACGCATGACCAAGACGCTCTCCGACCAAACCGCGCTGAGCGGCCAGCGGTGAGCGTCCGGGTAGCCGTTGGCTCTTAGGAGGGAGACCGTGCTGCGGAGGCCGTTGAGCCACCCGACGAATCCAGCAGGCTCGCTTGGTTCCCCCGCAGGTTCGCCACGAGGCCGTTCACGCCCCCGAACATCCGCAACAGAGTCTCCACCAACTCCCCCACGCCGCCATGATCCTCCAACGTGAGACGGGTGATCGCCTCCATCGCTTTCAGTTGGACGGTGATCGGCAGCCGCTTAGCGACGACGTGCGCCGCCTTCGTGCTGGGTGAATCAGTCGCGAGCACGATGAGATCGGCCACCATGTCGGGGAACTGCTGCGCGGCCTGCAACACGATCTGCGCGCTGTCGCCGCTTTCGAGCTTGGCCTTGTCGGTCGTCAAGTCCGCGTAGAGCTTGATGAGTTCGGGGCCGTGGACCCGGAAGAGTTTCATAATGTCGTCGAGCGCGATGCCGCGCACGGTGATCGACTGAGCGGGCTTGTCGCCCTTGGCCGGCCGGACAGTGATTTCCTCTGTCTCGAAGCCGAGTTCTGTAAGCTGCATGGGTATCCCTCGTTGCTGACCCAAGAAGGTCTACACTGACCCTCTACTAAACGCAAATCGGCCCGCCTTCGTAGGGGCGGGCCGATAGAGCGTCAGGAGCGCGGAGGTCGTTACGAGAAGGCCGGACGGCCGTCTGCGTAGATCGCTTCGCGGTCGGAGCGCTTGAGCACTTCGATGTTGAACGGGATCGTCTGCCACTCGTCCGACTTGAGCGCGTAGTCGCCGTTCGGCGATACCTTCACCCACGGGAAGTAGTAGTCGATGTCGTCGCCGGTCGGGTTGAACGCGATGAAGCGCATGGCGCCTTCCACCGGCTGCGAGCCCGAGATGACGCGCGAGTACGAGGACTCGCGAACCGTGAAGGTGACTTCGAGGTTCGTGCCATCCGCGATGCCGCCGCCTTCAACGACGAAGAGACGACCGAGTTCCGGGTCGATGGTGTAGTCGGTGTCGAGCACGTAGGTCGCCGCCGAGTTCGAGTCGCCGGTCACAACCACGGCTGCGGTCGAGTTCGAGTCGTCTGAGTGGCTGATGCCCTTCGCGCCCGCAGGACGGGTCGAAGAGATGCCGAGTTGATAGTGCAGACCTTGCTCGACGGCCGCGAGGGTTTCGGTGATGACGCCGCCGGCTTCGGTGACGGTCGATGCTTCGCCGAAGAAGAAGAGCGCGACGTTATCGGTGTTGATGTTGTCGGTGGACATCGTGCCGGTACGATTGACCTGCAACGCAATCGACTCGTCCTTCTCACGGATGCCGTGGTCAGACGAGAAGTGGTCGAGCACTTCTTGCTCAATGGTCAGCGACAATTCCGGCGTGTTGCCGATGTAGCGTTCGCCGGCCGGGTTCTGAGTTGCGCCGATGAAGCGGGCGAAGAAAACCTCGCCACGGCCCAGCGTGTAGTTGTTCGAGACAGAGGCTTGGTTTGCCATTGGGAGTTCTCCTAGGTCACTTCCAGTTGCCGGCCTAGACCGGCCGAATTTCGTTCGCGAAAGACCCATCCAAAGCGCGTGACGCTCGGAGAGTCAACGGGTCAGTCGTATGGCTTTTCGAGGTCTTCGGCGATCTCCAAGGTGATCCCCAGCCAAAAATACGCTTTCCCTGAGATTTCGTCCGGCGGCCGGCACACGGGGCTGCCGATCCGCAGATCGAGGATCGCGGGCTTTCCGTTCGGCGCCACGATGCCCAGCAGCGGTTCGGCTTTGCCCGTGCCAGATCGCGTGCGGTTCGGAGCGGCCTTCGCGTGCGCGAGCGCCATGATGACATCGGCCGCGAGCACGTAGGCCGGGTCGGTCGGATTGTCCTTGTCGTCCTTCGCGAAGCCCTGGATTGAGATGTCCCACAGACCCTTCGACTTCGGCGACTCTTCTGGCGGTTCGATTTGGTCGAGCGCAATCGGTGTTTCCAGAATCGCGATCATCGGAACGGGATCGTTCGTGCCAAAGAGATTGCGCCCACGGAAGACGCACTGAGACAAATCGTTGACGTATGCCGGGCGGTCGGGATCGCTGTTCGAGTCGTTCGGCGAGACGCCTTGGATCACAGCAGTCAGCGCCTTCATCACACGCAAGCGGAATGGGTCAGGGTACGCCATCACAATCCTTCAACTTTCAACTGCCGCAGGTATTCGGTCTCAAGCGCGTTCGCGATGTCGGGCTCGATCTCAGGCCAGATACCTTTGTTGTCGCCATGAAGCAACGCCTGCGCGACGCTCGGGCCGTAGAGGGACCACAGCGTCTTACCAATGCGACGCGGCTTGTAGGCGCCGCTCGGCTTCGTCGGTGATCGCACCGCGAGCAGTGTGTTCTCCCCGCCGCCACCGCCGCTGATCCGCAGCAGGAACGCGCCAGGGAGGGAGCGCGTGGCGCCCGGCGTGACTTCAACCTTGACCTTGCCTTTGCCCTTACCGCTGCCCGTGGCGAAGCGTGCGAGGCTTCGCGGGTTCGATCCAGCGCTGAGTGTTGCTTCGAGCGTTGCAGGCGACGACGGCTTAAGCGCGATCTTGCCATCCTGCCCTGAGAGATACCGCGCAGGGAAATTGATCTGCTCGCGCAGCATCCGCGACGACGCAGTGCGATAGCGCCGCGCTGTCTGGTTGACTGCGCGCGACGCGATCACGCGGATGTCGCGCGGGATGTCTTTGATGTCGGCGAGAGAACTGAGTCCTCGGATCACGACGCTGAGTTCAGCCATCACTCGACCTCGGGAGTCGGGAGTCCCTGCGCGTCCGCGTCATCGACCGGAGACAACCGCACGGTGACGGTCTCCACGTCCAGCGGTTCGAGATGGTCGATGATGTAAGCGTCGCCATCCTGGGCGACGAGAACGGCGTTGCGCGCGAGCGTGATGCCCGCTGCGTCGAGATCGCTTTGCCAAAAGATTGCTTTGCGGATCGGCTCGACGCGCTCTGCGCTGTTCAAGCTCGTGCCGGCTTGATCGCCGAGTGCCTTGTCGCTCAGATGCAGGCGAGCGTTGATCGTGACGAGGCCGCCCGCAGAGTTCGAGTCCTCGACGTAGGGGATACCATTGGCGAGATACACGAACGGAATCTGCATCGTCTCTTGAACGACGCGGCGTGCATCCGCTTTTGCATCTCGCCAATTCGGCATCTCTTATTCGTCGCCCTTGGCGCCGTCCTTCTTGTCGTCGTCCTTAGCGCCGCCACGGCCACGGCCGCGTGCGCCACCTTCGTTGTCGCGGTTCTCTTCGCCGTCGTCCTCATCGTTGAGGTCGGCCGCGAGTTCTCTGAGCCGCGATTTAGCTTTGATCTTCTTCGCGAGACCCGGCGTCGTTGCGTCGAGGTCGATGCGGCGGGTGCGCGGGTTGGGATCGAGAGTTGCGAGGAACGCCTTGGCTTCCTTCGAGTTCGGCTTCGCTGCGAAGCCGTGCGCGAGCAGGTAGCGAGCTTCCTTGTCCACGATGTCTTCGGTCTCGCCGCCGTAAAATTTCGTGGGCTTTTTGTCGCCGACCTTCGTAGAGGTCGCGCCGGCTGTAAATACGATCTTCATGCTTTCCCTCTTCGTCATGCGAACAACCGGCCGGGCGTGATGCCCGGCCGGTCTCGCTCACTCACCCAGCTTACGGAGCCGAGTTCGAGTCTTCTTCCACGACCCGCGCGTGGAACGTGCGGTTCGGGTTCACTTGGACCGGGAGCGGCGCCGACTGAGTCATGATGTTCAGCGCGCTCGGGTCTTGCGATTCCCACATCTTCGGGAACACAGCCTGCGGACGCAGGCGGGCCGAAGCGTCGAGGATCGCACCGAAGGCCATCACGCCGCCAACGTCTTGCGCGGAGATGACGAGATCGCGAGGATTCATCACGTCCACTTGGTTGCCGTCGTTGTCTTCGTAGAAGTCTTCGTAGAGCACGAAGGTCAGGCCCGGCAGCGTGCCGACGACGGTCCACGGAGAGTCCGGCGTGCGCGCTTCGATCAGCGAACGAGCGAACGATGCGTCGCCATTCTTGATCTGCGTGTCCATGAGTTCGAGCAGCGAAGTGTTCTTGCGCATCACGCGCCAGACTTCGCGACCGATGGTCACGAGAGCGCCACGGCCGCCGAACTTCGCGTTCGCCATCGCGTCGCAGTATTCTTGCAACGCAGCCGGGATGTCCGTGTTGGTGTCCCAAAAGCCGGACGTGCGGATGTCGGTGAGCGCGGAGTCGCGGCCGTAGTCCACTTCGACGGTCGGGCCGTCTTCGTATTCCACGAGCACCTTCGCGTAGATCATGGCTTGAGCGCACATGATCTCCCAACGCCGCTCGATGATCGTGCGGTGATGTTGCAGGATCGCGGCGACTTCCGCGTCCCAATTCGCTTCCGGGGTCGCCGGGGCGTCGTCGAACAGGTTGCCCGGACGACGGGTGAACTGCTCGGACGGCACGACGGGATCGCGCGGCTTAACGTAGGCCGGCGTGAAGCTCTTGGCTTCCGAGCCACGGCGACGATACGTCGGGCGGCCGGTATTCTGCGGCTGAACGAACGGCGCCACTTTCCGATCAGCGTCGATCTTCTCGAAGATGATGTTCTGAGTGGGCGATTGAAAGATGTTCGTGTCGAACCCGCCAGCGCGCCGCCAGTAGTTTGATACCGTGGCGAGACGTTGGTCCCGGTAGACGCCAAGCAGCGTCCGGGGCGTGAGGATTTCGAGTGCGTCGTTGGACTGCGGCATTGGAGTCTACCTTCCTTGTTTCTGGCTCTGGCCGATTATTCGCTCGGGGTGCCCGGCGATGCCGTTTTGATGACATCGACCGAGAAGCCCATGCCGCGACCGTCGAGGTTTTCGCGGAGGGTCTTGAGGGACCAACCGGAATCTTTGACGAGAGCGTCGTAGTTGAAGACGCCATCGACGTAGAAGCCGACACGCGCACCTTCGCCCGCGAGGGTGGAGTTGGAGTCGACCGCCGAGTTCGAGTCGTCGTTCGTGACGGCTGCCGTGGTGACACCAATCGGGTTCTGCGAACCGTCGCTCGCGGTCGGAACCGAAAGCACGAGGGCGCCCGTGATGGTGACGCGGCCGACAAGCGAATTCTCGGCGAGGTCGTTGAACGTCGTGCCGTAGCTCGTGCGCGTCGGCGCTTGGCCTGCGAGCTTCGTGTTCGACTGCGTGTAGACTTCGCTGGAAGAAGCAGCGACGCCCGGCGCTTGGCCTGAAAGAAGAGTCATTGGATTTTACCTTCCGTAATTCGTGTTGGGCTTACTTCTTCGCGGCTTGGTCTGAGCCGAACCGAGCGGAGAGGATGCGTTGAGCGCGCGCATCTTCCTTCTGCTCTGCGGTCAGTTCACCGCCGTTGCCGTCGCCGGCGCCGGGGCCCGGCTGCGAGCCGTCCATCGCAGCCTTGAAGTCGGGGTTCGCTGCGTTCGACGGCGCAGCGGCGGTCGCGGCTGCGGCGGTTTCCTTCGGCAGCGTCGCGAGGAATGACTTGGCAGCTTCGACCGAGAGGTCGGTGTTCATCGCGCAGGACTCGGCGGCAAGCGGGCGATCCTTCGCCTCGTCCAGCGCCTTGATGTCCACGATGCGCTTTTTCGCGGCGGCAGCCGCAGTCGAGGCGGCAGAGGCCACGGCAGCGTCGTGATCGGCTTGGGAAACACCGGCCGGCTTTTGTTCGTTCGACATCTTGTCTTCTCCGTCATTGCCCAGCAGGCAGTTTGAAAATTCGGCCATCGCCTCGTCGAGAGGACCAATTGCGTCAGCCAGTTTTTGATCTACAGCCTCGGTAGCGGAGAAAGTCAACGCCTCAGTGGCACGGATTTTCTTCTCTTCGAGCCCACGGTTGCGGGCGACGGCCCCGACGAAGACCCCATAGGTCTCGTCGATCCGGCTTTGGATGCGGGCTTTGGCGTCGTCTGAGAGGGGCTGATTCGGGTTCGCATCGACCTTGTGCTTGCCCGCGAAAATGTAGGTGATCTTCACACCCATCTGATCGAGAGCCTTCGACCAATCAATGTGTTGCGTCACCACGCCAATAGAGCCGACGCCGCCAGTGCGCGACACCGTGCCCTTCTTCGCGGACGAGAAGATCGCGTAGCCGGCAGAGTAGGCGTGCTCGTGCGCGAACGCCGCGATGGGCTTCACCTTCCGAGCCGCGTAGATTTTGTCGCACAACTCGAAGCAGCCCGCGACGTGGCCGCCGGGCGAGTCGCAGACGAGCGCGATGCCAC